CATCGCCTATCTCCTCGTCAGCCGCGTGCTAGTCTCGAACCGTTGGCCGATGGCGCGATAAATCTGTCCGCCATTTGCAATGTCAGACGTGACGGCGCGACGGATGATGACATCAATGTCCGGTCCGTTTTGCTTGGCCTCAACATCCGCCCCAGCCTGATTGATGATGTTGACGTTGACGTTTGCGCCGCCGCCAGCGACGCCCAACTTACCGTCTGGCCCGCGGGTCAATGGCATGATCGCTTCCGGGCCGGCCTCACCCATCAGGCCTGCGCCCTTCGCCATCGGGAACAGCGTTGGCTTGCCAATCACACCGCCGCGGGCGAAGGGTACAACATTTCCATGGCTAAAAGCGCCGCCCTTCGCCATGCCTGGGCCGATGAACGGAACAAAACCGCCACTGGCCATAGTCCCCAACCCGGTCCTGCCGAGCGCTGCACTTGCGCCGTACCCGCCGCCGAATAAGCCGCCAAGGCCACTGAATAACGACCCAAACAGGCTTGCAGCGGCTTTCTGAGCCATCATCTTGGCGAAGTCGGCAAGGATCGAGCCAACCATTTCTTTGAACGCCTGCGAAACGCTCTTTGTGCCGTTGACGATGCCGGTGAATGCCGTTGTGAACGCGCTCGACACTTTGTCGAGCACGGTGTCGGCAAGTTCTCTAAACGCCTCTTGAAGACTCTGCACGGGCGTTTTGAGTTGCTCTAATTCTTGCAGCTTGGGGACCAGCACCGACATCTGCTCATTAGTCAAGCCGACCTGAACCTTTAGCTCCGCAGCTTGCTTCGCTAGTTCAGGGCTGAAGCCACCAGTGTTGATAAGATCCATGGAGAGCCGCGCAATATCAATCTGCTGCTGCACCTTGGTGATTTCCGCTAAGAACGGCCTAATTTCAGGCCGAGCCTGGGGAACGGGGACTCTGCCGGTTCTAACGCCGCCCATGTCCTCTCGCTTTGTTAACTCTTCTGTGATCGCTTTTTGAGCAGCAAGGTGCGCTTCGACCGCGGCCCTCGCGCGCTCAACCTCATTGCCAACCCCAGTAGCCGCTATTCTCTTGGCTTCCTCGTGAGACGCACCTTGCCGCAGGAGTTGATTGATTTTCTCCTGGATATCCAATTGCCGAATCAACGGCTCAAGTGTGCCTTTGGTAGTATCAAGCGGCTCAAGTTGCGCCAGCAAATCCTTCGTGGCTTTAGTTAATCTGCCGGTTGACGACGTGGCCTTATCAACCCTACCCGCATATTCGTCCATTTGTGCTCGGGCGCGAATAGCAGCGTCTACTAAACCCTTAGTGCCGAGAATTGCGAGTTGCTGCTCTGGCGGCAGTTCCTTCACCGCGGCAACCAAATCAACAAGTATCGAATCAAAATTTTGGCCGGCAGCCGCAGCAATTTTGAACTGCCTGAACAGATTGTCTACCTCGCGTGCCGCCTCTGGTATCTTCTGTTTAAGATCCTCTATGGCTTTTTTTTGCTGCCGTACAGCATTTGCAAAATCAACTGCGCTTTCCCCGGCCGCTGGCGAGAGGACCACATCTATCCTATTTAGTTCTTCAAGGTTCCTCCTAATATCAGCCGGCAATGCTTCGCGAAATTTACTCAGCGCATTTATCCCGGCAGTCTTTGACGCCTGCCTTTCAACCTCTCGCTGGGCGTCAAGGAAAGTTCTTAATGCGGCTGTAACCTTGCCGTACCTTTTCTCCGCTTCCTCTAAACTGGATGCGACGCTTGTATCAAAGGTTGAAGCGACCCTGTTGCCAGCGGCGTTTAATTGCGAAATCGCATCGCTGAGGTCTTTTACCTTTGGAGTATTTTTCTTCGCCGCTTCCCCAGTTTTTTCAAACACAACGGCGACAGCCGCAAAGACAGAAACGGCTGCGCCGACAATCGAGCCAATCGGACCAAAGATTTGCAGAAGCTGCGGAGCCTGCTGGCCAAAAGCCTGTATCGCAGACGTGCCATTGCCGACCTGAACGGCGAAGTCGCCAACCTGATATCCAACTTGTTGTAGCCCAGTGCGGAAGAAGCGATTGCCGCCGCCCTTGCCTTGCAGCAACTTTTCCATGCGGGCAAGGTTATCATTTGCCGGCTTAATGGCCCGGTCAAGTTTCTTTACAGAGTCCGTCGCTTGGTTAAGGCCGCGTACAGCGGAGCCGACATTGGCGGCGACTGCCAAATTAATGTTTATGCCGGCGGCCATTCTTCATCTGCTCCTGTTCGATCCGAGTGAACGCGATCCACTCGTTCAACTCATCAATCGAAATCTCTTCGATCTCGGCGATGGTCTTGTGCAAGCGATCCGCAAGCGCGATGAGATTGAAGCGAAGCGGATCGTTCCTTAGTTTTTTTCATGTTCCTCGGCGCTAGTGGCGTCGAAGATCGAAGCGAATACATTGCCGATGACATTGACTGGCTCACGCAACAGGATCGGCTTGTCCTCCAGGTCGAATGCATTGTTGCCGTCGGCGTCTTTGCACTTGACGACGATCAGTTCGACCATTGAGTCAGTAGTCGGGCTGCTCAAGAAGTCTTTGTACCTCTTTTGCACACGGCTGATATCAGCACCCGTGACCGGGCCATAGTAAAGTTTAAGCGGACCTTTGTCGTCGCCCCACTCTGGGACTTCAAGCACGCGCATCTCATTCGACGCGCGTGCTGCTGCAATCCGCTGACCAAGAGCACTCATTAATCACCTATGATTAAGACACTGTCGCCGACGTTAGGGCTCCATTGCCCTGGATGCCGATGCTCATCTCGACCATGCCGTCGTAAGACGCAGTGATTGAGCGAGAAGTGACAATAGCGCTGCCGGTGTAGTAGACATCGCCGGTCGTCGATCCTTCTGGATAGACTGAGAATGTGATCTCGGCTTGAACCGTCAGGGCGTCCTGACCGCCAACGTCGCTTTCGACCCAGAAAACATCCAAGCTGCCATCGAACGATTTCAAGCTTGGTTTGTATGTGCGAACCACCGAGCCCATGCTGCTGTCTTCTAGAACGTCGGCATTTTCATTCAGCGTATACGAACGAATTTGCGCGACAGCGGTCGAGCCAATCTTAACAGTGCCTTCAGAACCTGTATGCGTAGCCATTTTGCAACTCCAAGCTATTGGTCAAGCAAACGGACAGGCATGTCCATTTATAGCGTCTATAACACATAGAAAATTTTGTGCCAAGACAGCCGTAATCGTCGGCACTGTTGTCAGTAAGTGTACACCAACTTGTCGCCGCTCTCCAACAACATATAGTCGGAATACAGCCTGAATATTGAGCCTGAGCCGCGCAGCGTCGTCATCGCGCCGTTTCCACATCTGTCAGCGAGGTCACATACTGTACGGAGTAACGTAATCGCGCGACGCCAATTGGAGCCTCAGCGTCCCCAGCAAGCTGGAGGTCTGTTCCATCAAGAACGCACCGCTTGGCCAAGCCGTTCAGCGCGAAGTCATTTCCGAGTGCCTCTTCGATCTCGATGCAGATGTCGTCGATATCGTCATCGATGCTGTCCGTCGCGCTCACATAGACATCAACCATGATGCTGACGACGCGGTCGCTGGTCTTCGTCGCGATAGTAATCAGAGAACTCGACTCAGAGTCAAACGATATCGTTATGGCTGGCAGTTTCAACGCGCTCAGAGAATAGACGCGGTTGGTGTAGACGCGGCCCGCCACGGACGCAGCGCCCGCGGCGATGACGCTCTGCATCCTCTCACGCAGTTGCTGCCGAACGTGCGCCATTTATTGCTTTTCCAGTCGGAGTTGCGTTTCGCCAGTACCATCGTCGGTTACTTCGCGGACAAGATATTCAACCGCATCAATGACCAATGAAGCACCGTCCATCGTCGCCTCATACGCCGAGATGTCTACCGACCTGCAAGTGAACACCGGAACGCGCATGATAACAGCGACAGCGCCATCTACTTCTTGCTCTTCTAGCGCCTTATCGAAGATCCCGCGCAGCGCGATGGACGACCCACCGACAGGCGTCAACGTCGCCGATATGGCGAAATCGTTGACGTTTATCAGCATTGCTAGGTCGTCGTTAAACGATATCGCCATCTTCTTCGATCTCTGGCGCGCTTACGGCCGTGATGGAGCGATCAGCCTTGGGCGGACGACCACGACGCTTCACTTCCTCCGCGTAGCCGCGCGCAATCAGTTTCCGCGCAATCATGTCAACAAGGTCAACCTCTTCGCCGGCCATAAGATTGCCACCAGTTCCGGCAAAGCACTTTTCGAGGATCTTAACTCTCATGTTATCTCCAGACGGTTAGGGGAGGCAGTTGCCCACCTCCCCCTTGGCTACTAGGCCACCGACACTTCGTTAGTGACCGCGAAGCTCTCGCCGTTCCGAACAGCAACATCGACCTCTTGGAGGACGGTGATGCGCACGGTGCCAGACTTGTCGCCGGCATACGGGTTGACCATGATCGACGGGCTGGAGAACAAGCCGATCATCATCTGCGAGAAGTCGCCGAACACCAAAGCCGACGCATCGTTGCCGCCGTCACCGGGGTCAAGGTTCGTCGGGATGTTGCTGGTGAACGCAGCGCGGTAGCCGTACATCGACGCCCACGGATCGTTCAACAGCATCACGCTGTCGGTGCCAGACACCTTCGCGGTCGAAGCCAATTTGGCTTTGACTGCTGGGTGCGACAGCCAACCGAGAGCGCCAGCGTTGATGACACCGTTCGCCTGCTCGACAGTCTTCACCAGAGCGACGATGTCGGCCCAGGTCAGGCTGTCAACGTCAGTGCCGGCAGAGATGTCAACGTCGCCGATGCCGGAGGTGTTCAGCAGGCCAGTCGGCTGACCGCCGGAGCCGGTTCCGTTGATCGCGTAGTATTCCAGGCGATCAGCCATCGACGCCAGCAGGTCGTTGCGAACGATCTGCTCAATCGAGGGTACACTTTCAAGCGCTAGCAGCCTAGATATTTCTACGTATGAGCCGAAAGTGCGGGGCTGCAAGCTAATAGAGGAGTCGGTCTGGCTTTGATCCGAAACGTCTCCGCCTTCCTCAACGAACGCGGCCTGCGCGCCCGACAGTTTCGGAATGCGGATGCGGTTCGTCAGGCCACCCATATAGGTGACGCCGAGGCCACCGAGCACCTGACGAGCACGCAGGGCTTCGATGAACAGATCACCGCGCTGGATCGTCGGGACGAAATTGTCAGTGACAGCTTCGCCAGAGATCGCACCAGTCGCCGCGGTCGTCATCACGCC